GTCCTTTATGTGTAGTTTTATTGGTCTCTCTCTTGCCATTTATAATCACTACGTACTAATGTTCCACAACTTATTCATGTTCTGGGTCAGAACATGGATCATCCTGTGGAACATTAGTACGTAGTGATTATAAATGGCAAGAGAGAGACCAATAAAACTACACATAAAGGACGGTAAGGACACGACTTTCCGTTTGATCGGTCCTAAAGGCAGAGTGTTGAACTCGCTAAATTGGGACGGCGAACGCCCGAAGTTAATGGACGCATTTAACGTTGAAGATGTCCAAGATGAAACTGAGGGTAGCGATATGGAGAACACTGTTGTAGCACGAAATAAGATCGGCGAGACAGAATCTGAGGCTGTCGAGAGGGTACAAAAGAACCACCCTGACAAGGAGGTCGTATTTGAGGATCCTGACACCCCGCCTCCGGCTGTGCCAGAACCTACTGAGTCATCAGAAGGTAGTAATCCGGATAACATATTTGAAGATGAAGTACCAGCCAGTCCAGCGGACGAACCCGAAGCTGACAACAAAGTTACTGTTGAAGTGGGTGAAGAAACTGGCGTCGACGACGTATCGGGCGAAAGCGAAGCTCAGATCACAGACGAAGAATTGGCAGACATCTTAACCGAGGACAATCTCAACATCCCTGATGTTGAAGAGTCTGAAGATGTTCCTGAAGAGAAGGATTCGGAAGCTGAAGACGTTGAGGAAAAGAAGAAACCCAATTGAGTAATGGGTTTGTTTTACATCGGGGCGATTGAATGCCTACGGATAAGGTAGAAGCAGATAAACAACGTGAAGGGTTTATTCGTTCGGTGGCGCGAACAACAGAAACAAGCCCTCTCGTATCAGGTCTTAGAGTAGCAGGTGCAGAGGTAATTCCTAGAGTTATCGCTCATAGGCATCAAGCTTATTGGAATGCTACCAAAGACCACGTGCTTGGCAGTGACGCGCAGATCCTTACTGATCTCGGCAAAATGCGAGTGAAGAATGATCAGCCGTGGTTAGCTGCTAAGGCGTTGGCCAAGAATGCGGTTAATAAAGCTCCCCCAAGTATGAGCCAACACATGGCAGGGGCGGTTAAGAAGATGGATGATCCTAGAGGTATACTCGACGTTGAGTCTTTCACTGGTAAGCTTGCCGAATATGGCACCCAGAAGAAAGTCGACGTTGATGCTAAGATTGCTGATGAGCTTCTCAACTCACTAGTTGAGACTTTCAACCACTACGGTGATCTTATGAAACAAAAGAGGGCCACTAGGATAGAAGATATAGATATATGGATTGCGCAGTTGAACCCCAATCGTAACAGTGGTAACCCGGATTACACACCTGTGACCAAAGAGCAAGCTCTTAATGATTACTGGCCAGTAATGCGGGAAACCATAATTGATATTGTTAAGAATGGCAACATGTTTGCTACTCTTCCACCATACACAGATAATGTATATGCTGGTTTCCACAGAAGTCCTAACAGACCTATCCACGGTGCTGGGATATTCGATAAACTTATCGGAGCTTTCCTGAATTACCACCTTGTTGACGGTCTTGCATACGGTTCACGTATTGCATGGGAGAACTTGGAAGACATGTGGGTCGGTTTGTCTGAGGCTATGGGTTCTGCGGAGAGTTCTATGCATGACGACTTCGATGCTTATGATAACCATTTTGGTTTAGCGTTGAATAAAGTCATATACAGGGCTTTCTTGGACAGTAGCCTGTTTAGTGACAACCGTGAATTACGTAACGCGTTCCAATGGTTCTGTGAGCGGCTTATCGCTGAGGATTCACTCCTTCAGATAAGTCCCACACATGCTTTGGTGATGCGCCCATCTCTATTCAGTGGTACACCTGTAACCCAGTTCTGGGGCTGCGTGTTCCATGACGCCTTCTACCACCTACTTGAACATGTTTATGGG